CTCTACTAACAACATTGACAATGTTCTTACCCTTGCACCATGGGGTCGTGGACAGCGTGGCACTTTAGCAGCAACACATGATAATTCATCTAAGGTAATGGTAGCGCCACTGTTCCCACGCTATGAAATTAAGCGTGCTATTAACGACACACTTAATGCAATGTATCCAAGTGTATTTGCCATCGGTCAATACCAGTTCCCATATATTGCTGCTCGCACAACTTATGACTTACCAGATGTAGTGCAAAATGTTTTGTCCGTAACTCACCATGTTATTGGTCCATCTAAAGAATGGCTACCAGTGCGTGCATGGCAAATAGACAGAACAGCAAACCCAGGAGAGTGGGGCACTAACGGTAACTTTGGAAAGACTCTTGGTATTTACTCAGCAGTAGTTCCAGGGCGAACTGTCAATGTGGCTTACTCAAAGCGCCCAACACTTTTTGACATTACACAATTACCATCGGTTGACCAAGAATACTCAACAGTAACTGGCATGCCTGACTACTCAGAAGATGTAGTTGTTTATGGCGCAGCCTTTCGTATGATTTCCTTCTTAGACCCATCACGCTTGGGTGCACTATCTGCAGAAGCAGATGTTCTTGACAATCAGCGTGGAGCACGAAGTGGTGAGAACGCAGCACGCTTCTTGTTCAATGTTTACAACACTCGTTTAAACGAAGTGGCGGATAACCAACGCCGTCAGTTCCCAATTCGTTCACACTTCCAGAGATAAGGCACCCCCATGGCAGCAGGCGACCCAGGCGTATTAAAGCGGAACTTCTCCGCTACAGCGATTGAAACAACGCTGGTTAACTCTATTTCATCAGCAGCAACTGGCGATACAACCACAAGCGTTTCTGTTGTATCTGTTAGCGGTTTCCCATCTGTTCCATACACACTCATCTTTGGACCAGATACCAATAAAGAAGAAGTAGTTACAGTAACCGCTGCATCATCTACTACTCTTACTGTTGTCCGTGGGCAAGATGGAACACAGGCTCAATCACATACCGCTGGCACATCAGTGCGCCATGGTGTTTCTGGTCGTGACTTTAAAGAAGAACAGACTCACATTGCAGCCCGTGGTTATGATGCTGATTCAGGTATTCTTTCTAACGCTGGTCAGACACATGTGCACGGACTTGAAACTGGCGATGGTTCAGTAGTTGGTTCAGACCAATTAGTAACTCTTACTCGCAAAACCCTTACAACACCAACAATTAATGGTGCAACCCTTACAGGCACAATAACATCAACAGCATCTATTGTTGTTAGTGGTGCTGGAACAATTACTGGTCTTTCATCTGCAGGCATGGTTGCATCATCTGCAACGCCTAAGAATTATGTAGATGCAATTCTTGGTTCAGCCACTGCTGCTTCTACCTCTGCAGCATCTGCTGCTACTAGCGCTACTTCGGCTGCTACCTCAGCAACAAGCGCAGCCACATCAGCAACATCTTCTGCAACAAGCGCAAGTGCTGCAGCAACTAGCGCATCTTCTGCTTTAACATCACAGACCGCTGCAGCCACTAGCGCTACAAGCGCTGCTGCCTCTGCAACGGCTGCTGCTACCAGCGCAACAAGTGCTTCTGCAAGTGCAACAGCATCTGCATCTAGTGCATCTGCAGCAGCAACCTCTGCTTCTAGCGCTGCTACATCTGCAGGAAGTTCTGAAACATCTGCCATAGCATCTGCAACCTCTGCATCTGCTGCAGCCACATCTGCATCTAGTGCAGCAACAAGTGCTACATCTGCTGCTGCTTCAACTTCTGCTGCTGCAGCATCTGCAAGTGCTGCTGCTACATCAGCCACTTCTGCAAGCGCAAGTCAAACTGCTGCAGCAACAAGTGCAACCAGTGCTGCAACATCAGCATCATCAGCCTTGACTTCACAAACCGCTGCTGCGACATCTGCTACAAGCGCTGCAACTTCTGCTTCATCTGCCTTAACAAGTCAAACCGCTGCAGCAACATCTGCAGCATCCGCTGCTACAAGTGCAACATCTGCAGCCACAACTTACGATGATTTTGATGACCGCTATCTTGGTAGCAAGTCCAGTCCTCCAACCGTAGACAATGATGGCAACACGCTTCTTGTTGGCGCTATCTATTGGAACTCTACAGATAATAAAATGTATGTATGGTCTGGTTCTATATGGGTGCAAATCGCCACAACAGAAAGTTATTCTGCGCCAACCCTTGGTTCAACAGTAGTAACTTCTGGCGTAACAATTACAACAATTTCTGATTTAACTGATGTAATTCTTACTGGTGTCGGAAGCGTTCAAGATGAATTTACATTGCTCTTAATGGGCGCACTCTAAGAAAGGGAGTAAGTAATGCCAACAACAACTAAAGCGCTGTTCCGTGGAGCAGCAGCAACTAGCAGCACAACCCTCTATACAGTCCCATCGGCTACTACTACCGTAGTAAGCAATATAGTAGTAACAAACACTGCTACATCTGCTGCCACATTTAGTTTAAGTCTTAATGGAACAAGCATAGGAACAAGTGTTATTGTTGCAGCAAGTGATTCTACTGTTATTGATATGAAACAAGTCTTGGCTGCAACTCAAACAATTACTGGACTTGCCTCTGCAATTACTGTTAACTTTCACATTTCAGGAGTAGAGATTTCCTAATGGCAGTATATAAATTTTCAACCTCAAGATTATTTAGCAACATTAAATACTCTAGTATGCTTGCAGGCAATCCATTGCTTACGCCTACTATTGGAACTGCAACAAATGTTGGAACTTCAAGAGCGTTTGATAATGGCTCAGCAACTGTTACCGCAACAGCGGGCGCAGGAGCAACTCCAACTTTGTTCACAGCCACATCTTCTCCAGGTGGATTTACTGGAACAAGTGCAACATCTCCAATAACTGTTACTGGTTTAAAATCTGCAACTGCTTACACATTTACGGTAACAACAACTAACCAATTTGGTAATGTTTCTGCAGCATCAACTGCATCTAATTCAATTACAGCAACAACTGTGCCTAATGCACCAGTTGCAGGAACTGTTACTGTGTTAAGCACTACATCAGTTTCTGTTCCATTTTTTGCTACATCAACAGGTGGCTCTGCAATTACCAGTTATACAGTTACATCAAATGTTGGTGGTTTTACAGCAACTGGAGCAAGTTCACCTTTAACTGTTACTGGTGCTTTTACTGCAGGAATTTCATATTCATTTACAGTAACTGCTACTAATGCAAATGGAACATCAGTAGCATCAAGTGCTTCTAATTTTGTTACTCCTTCTCCAGTAAGAGAATACTTTACTACTAGCACAACATACACTCCTCCTTCATACCCATTTAACTATACTGCTTATGTAGTTGGTGGTGGTGGTGGTGAGTCTGGTCTTTCATCAGGAAGCACATCAAGTGCATCAGTATGGGCTTTTGGTGCTGCTGGCGGTGGTGGATATTACACAGTTGCCAATGGAACAATTAACTCTGGTTCTGCAACTGTAACTATTGGTGCTGGTGGAACTAGAGGGGCAAATAATACTCTTACTGTTACTGCTGGAACTGGAAATGCTGGAGGAACTTCAACTTTTCACAATGTAAACTCTGCTGGCGGTAGTGGTGGAAATGGTGGAGTTTATGGTGCAACACCTACAAGAGGCAACGGTGGCGCTGGTGGTTCTGGCGGTGGCGGTGGCGGTGGTGGTGGATTATTTAATAATGGTGTTGTTTGGTATTGGGCTAATGGTGGCGATGGTGGAAGCGGTGGTAACTCTGGCACTAGAGGTAACCAAGGTGGAAACATTGGTGGAAACTTTAATGGTGGCAATGGTGGTGCTGGTTCAACTACTGCTGGTTCGCCATCAGGTGGTTCGGGTTTAGGATATGGCAGCAATATTAACTATAATGCAGGAGGTTTCACTACTTACAATGGTATAAATGTGGGTGGAACAAGTTATGGTTCTGGTCGTGGCAATGGTGCTTATTCAAATAACCGTGATACAACAAGTGTTGCAGCAGTTGCTGGCTATGTTGTAGTTCAACAAACTTAAGGATAATTATGGAACAAAACTATGCTTTTATTAAAGACAATAAAGTAGTCAACATTGTTGTATTTGATTCTCCTGATGAAAATTTATTAAATCATTTTATAACAGAGTTGGATTTAGACAATGTTGTTTTAGCCAATGATAAAACTGTTATTGACGGAGATTATGATGGAACTTATTTCTGGACACTTCCGCCATTTGCTTCTTGGGTAAAGGGAGAACAAGACTGGCAAGCCCCAGTTGCTATGCCTCAAGATGACAAAGTATATGACTGGCATGAGGAATCATTGAGTTGGGTAGAAAGACCATGCCCACATCCTTCTTGGTCAAAGGTAGGAAACGACTGGCAAGCGCCTATCCCAATGCCTACCGATGGTAAACTATATTTTTGGAAAGAAGATATAGGTGCCTGGGAAGAAGCAATCTTTCCAGTTTAATTACATGGAAGGCTTGCTATGATTATTACATTTACAGATGTAACTAAAGAAGTTATACCAGAATTTTATCCTACTCCAGGAAAGCAATTAGTTCCTGATTGGTATAAGAATTTAGAATCATATTTAAATGGCAAGAAACAACCTGATGGCAATGGTAGCGCATCTGAAACAATTAAAAAATGCATGCCAGTATTTGATGCCATTACTTCTGGTTATATTATCTATAGTCCTGCTGATGTATTTGTAAGTCAAAAAGTTATAGACCCTAAAGTTTCTGAAAAAACAGAGACTTGGTATGAGTGGAGAAGTTTTAATCTTATTGCTTTTCACCCAGTAAGCCAAGCACCTACACACCCACAACGAACTTCTGCGGAAAGTTATCCAAAGTGGATGAACCCTTGGAGTATTAAAACACCTCCTGGTTACTCTGTTTTATTTACTGCACCAATGCATAGGGAAAGTGTTTTTACTATTTTAGATGGCATAGTAGATACAGATACTTATACTGCTCCAGTTAACTTTCCTTTTGTATTAAAAGATGAAAAATTTGAAGGGTTAATACCAGCGGGAACTCCATTGGCTCAGGTAATTCCTTTTAAAAGGGATGCTTGGGAAATGCAAATAGGAAACGAAGAAGATTTTAAAGACCAATTAAAAGTAAATAGTAAATTAAAGACTCGTTTTTTTGATTCATACAAAAATCAATTTAGGCAAATTAAAGAATACAAATAAGGAGATACAGTGGCTAGTCGTTCCCCAGATATATCCGAGCGCACGATAATTTATTTATCTGGTCGCCTATCTACATACTATGATTTAAACGGCAACGCCTTTGACATGGCTATCGGTGGCTTGCCATTCATTATGGCAGTAACAGATAGCACTCCCTACAAACGACAGACTGCAGAGTTCCGCGTTCAGCGTATAGACCAAATGCGTGACCCAGGTGAGCACACCCTTGGTGGTTCAGGTTACTGGACTCGTAGCCAATCATCATGGCACTATGGTGAGGGTGTTCTATTTGCTGAGCCTATGGAAGGTAGCGATGCAGAAGTTCGCTTCCGCTATCGTGATTCATACGGCATAGATGTGTGGACTCCAGGCGAGATTAGCCTACTTAATAAGACAACACTTGTTCAGGCTTTTGCTGGTAAATGCAAAATAGATACAGGTGCAAGCACAGCAGGAGTTGCTTTTCTTATTGCATCTGATATGTCTGTTCGCACATCACAAACTACTGCAATGTACAAGATTACAAGTTCAGGCACATCAACAGCCTTTGTTAACTATTCATCAATTAACAATGAAACAATCCTTGCTACTACATCTGATGGTAC